GAAATGGACACAGAACAGGCATTGTTGATAGCAGGTATCGGTATGGTAGCACTTGAAGGCGCACGTCGCTTTTTCAAGAAAGTAATGGCCGATGGTAAAATTACCCTCGACGAAGTTATGGAAGCCGTTGATATGGTCAAAGAACTACCATCCCTATCAGAAGTAAAGAAGATGAAGAAGGCTGATTTAGTCGCTCTTTGTGAAGAACACGGTCTTGACGCTGATGGCGTTAAAGCAGACCTTATCGAACGACTTGAGGGTGTATTGGGATGACTGATGATGCGGTTCAAAATCACAGACTTGACACAATTGAGCGAAGGCTCGACAAGCATGACGAAATGCTTGCTAAGTTGATTGAGTCACAGGTTAGAACCGACGAACAGTTTACAGTTCTCGCTGAAACACAACAAAGCACACAGGCTCTTATGAACGACATCGGAAAGAAAATCTTGACATGGATGATGGGTGTTGGTTCGGCTTTGATAGCGGCTATTCTCGGTGGACAGGTGATGTTGTAATGTCGCACGATTTTACTTATTGCGGCCATTGTTACTCGGCTGATGCCGACAAACCCTTCGGGTTTTGTGATGATTGTTGGGAAGGGCATGGCAAACCAATGGCGGTGGAAGCATGACTTACTACTGCACCACGAGCGATGTAGCATCCCGTATGGGTCTTGATAGTGGACAGCGTAGCAGGGCATCAACAAGGCTCACAAGTGCAATCCGCAGGGCTACAATCGACATCGACCAAACCTTCCGTGATTATGGCCGTGATGTTCCGAGCGACCACATCGCTGAAACCACACTTAACGGTGCTATCAGCGCAGGTGCTACAACGATTACATTGACGAGTGGCACAGGGTTCTCGACAGCAGGTAACGGAAATGTCGATGGTGACTCTTTCAAGTGGACAGGCAAATCCTCCAACGATTTGACAGGCGTAACAGGTATCTCTTTCAGTCATGCTTCGGGTGTTACGGTTCAAGAAGGCGAGATGGCTCACGTTCTCCGTGAGATCGCCGCTGATTTGGCAGCATCAATTTACCTTGAAGACGAAGCAGCATTTCACTCAGCAGGTGCCGACCCAGTACGCTCAAACGTATTGAGAGCAAGGGCTGAGATGTCCCTAACACGCTTGGCTCATCTTGGATCAGTAGACTAGGTGGTTAAATGTACAATATAAGCAAAGATGGCGCAGTCGCTGTTCGTGTAACTTATGACGATCAGCGTATGTATAGCAAGTTTGCTGAGATGGATAGAACCGCAGGTGCTATTATGGCCGAAGCAATTAAAGACGTATTGCGTGTTGAATTGCCTGTTACACAAAGAGAATTAAACAGTGGTGCTGATGTACGTCACCGATTCATGGCAAGAAAGGTTGCTGACTCTTTAGTCATAGAACTCGGTGAAGATGAAGGAGGCAGGGCAGTTGTTAGGTTTGGTAGCGATCCCATAGAACAGGGTGGTGTTGAGGGTTCTCGAGGTGGTAAGTTAGCACAGTATCTTGAGTATGGTATGGCTTCGTTTGAATACCCGTGGACATTTAAGACTATTACAAACGCCAAATCTTGGGGCCCGAGCGGTGGCTTTATCAACGCTAAGACTGGTCGCAATATGAGACACCCCGGCATAAAACCTATGGGCTGGCTTAGTGGTACTCTTGAACGAGCAGAACCTAAATTTGAAGAGGCTATTGTCTCCGCTCTTAACCGCGAATGGGGTGGTATGTGATGGCAATAGCGACAGTAAATGAATACTGGACAAGCCGTATGAACGGTGAAGATCCGTCAGCCTTGACACAAGGACAGGACAATGAATCCTTTACCTTGGCTGGCACAGGTAGCGACGGCGCAGAAGTCCAATCCTCTTGGCGTATCTCAAGTGTGGGTAGTGGTCAAACGTGGTCAATCACACCTGCTACAAATGATTACACTATGGTCACATGCTTCAAGTACAACACAGCACCCGCTGATAACACAGTCCTTATGACGCTTGATAACGGCACACACAAAGTACACGTTGAGTCTACAGGCAACGACCAAACACTAAGATTGGTTGGCGCTACCAGCATAGAGACAAGAGAGTTGGATCTAAAACAGGCTGATAGTTTTGAACCAGTCCCTGTTATGCTTCGACTCACACTCGACGCATCAGGCAACGCTCGTCTATACATGCGTGAAATTGTCGAAGATGATAATGGCGCAGTCAACTACCTATCGGTTACTGGCGCAAGTGGATCTGGTAAAAGCATATCATGGGGCAACACTGATGGCCAGATCACATGGCACAACGTCTACGTCACAACGAAGGGTGCTTTCAGCCCCGACGAACTATCGACATCCCCGTTCGTCAGTGATTCACTACTACGCATAGGTTTGTCTATCGTCAATCGCTTGAAAGATAGCCGACGATTTTACCTTAAGAACTTCGTTGATAACTCGTCAATTATCTACGGGTATGACATCTCATCACAAATGATTTCACGGATTGCCCCACCAAGTATTCACGTCATTCTCAAACAGTTAGACTCACCTGCGTTTCTAGCATTAGGCGGATCGAGAATCGAACAAAATTTCACAGTCATTCTTTTTATTACAACTCGGGGTACAGATTACAAAAACGCATACCGCACAGGTATTGAGATTGCTGGTGATGCATTCGATGAACTGTACACAACCACAGGGCTGCTCGGGACAACTGACAGTCTGACCAACTACATCCTGTCTTTGGACACCAAGATGGATGATGATGAAGTGGTGTGTGTTCACCGCATGGAATTGACTTATATGCGCCAATTGTCAATGCTTCACAGATGAAATGTTCAAATACCACATCATCGGTAGAACCTATCAAGGTGAAAGTAAATGTCATCCAATTTTACAAACAGATACGTTATTATCACGCCTGAACATACCACAACGCATGGCATTCGTTCCTATGGAATAAAGTCAGCAGGCGCAAGTGCGGATATTGCAGGCGAGGTAGACGATGAAAGCGTTAGCCATATGTTCGATCTCATGACCCGTAGCGATATGTCTCGCTATGCGGCAAAGAAGTCCCTCAACGGCAAAGAATACTCCGAAGGTGGACTCAACCTCGTCGCTCAACCAGACGACTTCTTGGGTATGCTTTTGTACGGTGTCTACGGTGACAACGCAACCGCTGACTCAGGCGCATACACATTCAACGCAGGTAGCGGTGGTACTGATCCCGACATCCACACATGGACAGAAGGGGCTACCAGTCTCCTCCCATCCTTTACACTTGAGATTGGTCGAGAAGAAAAAGAACACACCTACACGGGTATGTGTTTGTCTCGACTCGGTATCTCCGCAAGTGCAGGTGAATACGTCACAATTAGTGCTGACTTCAACGGCAAGGCTGAGAGCGCAACAAGCGCACTTATCGCCCCTACATTTGCAGGAGCAGGTGTCGATGGATTCCACTTCGCTAACGGAACAGTTACTTTCTATGACGGAACAACCACTACTGCAAGCACACAAATTAAGAGCATCTCTTTGGAGTACAACATCAACCTTGACACCGACAGTGCTTGCTCAATTGGCGACCGAACCTACGTTCGCCAACCTGCTATGCAAATGCGTGAAATCACAGGAACCGTTGAGTTCTCCCGCACATTCACCACAGACGGTGGTACATCGGGCGAACCTGCGTATTCTGACATCACCGCTACTGGTGGTAAATTGTACGACGGCAACGCAACCAACCCGGCTATCAAGTTGGTGTTCACAGGCGCATCGGCTGACGATGAACTTGCTATTGAAATCCACAAGGTTCGATGGGAAGCACCATCAATGAACGTCTCGGGCCGTGACCAATCAACCATGAGCCTCAACTTCGTTGCCCTTATTGACGCAACCAACCTTACCATGTCTAACGTCTCTTTCAAGATTGATAACCAAGGATCAGCAGGTCGCTACTCAACTCTTTGAGGTGATTTAGTTGCCAGTCAATAATCCAACAAAACTAACGGTACACACCCTAGATGGTGCCGTAGGTACTATCGGCGCTACTGTGCAAGCGTGGCTTCGTGCTAATCTTGCCGCCGCTGATGAGTTGTATGGGGTAGAGTATGTTCGCAACAGTCAGAATCCTGATCGCATAACAGCATACATATTATTTGAGGACCAATGAGGTGATTAAATGAAGAGAGTTAAGGGATCAAAACCAAGCAAGAAAAGCATTCGACTGGGCCTGATCGGGTCAGAACCCGAACCAGTACCAGAACCAGTAGTGGAACCCGTAGTAGAAGCGGTTCCAAAGGCTAAGCCAAAGGCTAAGCCAACCAAAGCAAAGAAAAGCAAAGCAAAGAAGAGTGTGAAAAAGAATGGCGATACTGAAAAAACAGTTTGAAATCGGAAGCAAAAAGGTATGGGTGCGTCAAGCATCTGGAATGGAACGGTTGAGATTTGAAACCATCCTAGCAAAAACATTTAGAAAGTTCAAGCATTTTGGTGCAAACCAAACTGAATGGACTGATGAGCAACAAGAAGAATTCATGGATGCTCTTGACGACGCTGGCGCAGGTATGGATCAACAAATCAGAACACTTGTTCCTCCATGTTTGATTGACGACTTGGACATAAACCTAATCGACAGCATGGATCTAATGCTAATCTTCGACTTCATTAGAGGCGGAGATGCTGAGGGTTCAGTCCCTTTGGATTAGTCGCCAAAGTTGCCCCTGCTATGTGTTCCTCTTTCAAAGGTGTTATGCCAAGTGATTTGTTAGAAAAATACACAGTAGAGGGGGGAATGAATCAACTTGAATATGATCTGGCAGTATTGAATGAAATACAAGACCAGATCGTAGAAGCAAAAGGCGACGGTAAGGATGGGGCGGCCATGATGGCCCGCAACAAACAACGTCGATCCGCACAGAAGCAAGAGTTAAGTGATTCGGAAGCCGTCGAATTATTGAAGAGTCGTGGCTTTATATGATACATTACAGGGGCGGTTAGCATGACTCGAATCGGTGCATCACAAGTTTTCTTTAACGTCGTTGCTCAGTGGAATGCTGACAAGATGGTTAGTGATGCTAAAACCCAAATGACAATCATGAAGGCGGTTGTCCTTGACTCTTTCGAGGCGATGCTAAAACCAGTTGACGACTTCACAAACAATCTCAACATGATGACTGCTGAGTTATCAGAAGCATCACAAGAACTGGGAAAAGCAAAGGTTGAGTTTGAAAAGTTTTTTGGCTCAGATAACTTGGATGCTACTGCTGAGGCTTTAATTGAAATCGGTGAAGCGTATGCAATCGTTGGTTCAGAAGCACTTGACGCGGGCTCTCGTGCCGCGCAGGTAGCAAACCTGATCGGGCAACAAAACGTCGATATATTGGTCAAACAAGCAAACATCCTATCGGCAATCTCCGATCTAAATGCTGAGGAAGCCCAGCGTGGTATGATCCAACTGCAACAGCAAACCGGGTTGCTAACGGCCAATATGACTTCGGCTCAATTCAAATCCCTCTCGGTATTAGAACAACGTAACTTACTCATAGAGCAAAGCGGTGTCATGCTTGACACACTCAACACTATTGCTAACCGTTCGGTTGCTATGGAAGGTGACTTGGTTAAGACGCTAGCAAACTTTGCTGCGCAGGGTGACTTAGTAGGCGAGTCCTTCCACTTTATGGCGGCAGCATCTGCGACCCTGCTGGAAGCAGGTGAAGAACAAGGTGCTTCGGGTCGTGCCCTGCGTATGATGTATGCTCGACTTGGTGGTAACATTAGCGGTACTCGAGATAAACTTGAGGCTATGGGGATTGCTACTAAGGATGCAAACGGTGAACTCTTGAATATGGAAGACTTTATGCAAGGGTTGATTGACGGTGGTTACAGGGAACTCAATTCTGAGCAAAAGCAAAACATAGCACAAATTGTCTCTGGAAACAGACACTACGTTCGTTTCATTAAGTTGATGGAAAACCACAACCGAATAGTACAGTTAGCCGCTGATGGTATGGAAGGGTATGATTCAGCCACAGCACAGGCTGACAAAGCGATGCAAAGCCTAACAATGCAACTTGAAAAGCAACGGGCTATTCAAGAAAATCTTGACGCTGCTCTTGGTCAAAAAATGACACCGTTTATGATTGGACAACTGCAAGCATCCAACTCTATGAAAGAGGCTTATGTTGAACTCATGGATGTTATGCCTACGTTTGGTAACATACTTGGTCGTTTAGTTGGTTCGTTTGAGCAGTTTGAAGGCTTCCTCCGATTCAGCATTGGCCTACAAAGTATGGCCATCGGTTTTGAGATGATGGACAGTGTTCAGCGTAGCCTGCACGGAATCCTGATCGCTAACGAAAACCTACACAGTAAACAAGCGACTCACTTAGAATACGGAGTACAAGCATCTAAAGATCAGAATGCTATGATGAACCGTATTCGTTATCAAGCGCAATTAGTCAATACCCACCAAGAATCTATTCGCTTTGCTAAACATGAACAGATGGCAATAGACCTTAGAAGACTACCAGCATTACAAATGGAAAAGGATCTTACTGCCACAATTGCTGAAAAAAGCGAGCAAATAGAAGAGACTGATAAACAACGAGAGAATATAGCGTATCGACTCAAAACCCTCGGTGATGGCAGGCTCAATGACGCAACTAAAATTAACAGGATCATAGCACAGGATAGAGACTTTGCCAAAGAAATGGCTACTACGTTTCATCAGATTAGGCAAGGCCAATTCGATGCTAGTATCAAAGAACAATCATATGCCTCTCAAATGCTAACCAATATGCAGGCGGCCAATGGTCTTAGCGAAGAACAATTACAGGATCAGTACGCAACAGTAGCGGCACTCAAGGACCAGCGCGCGGTCATGCAAATGCTTCAATCCGAAAACCAAGTAGCGTATCAATTAAGAAGCAATCAACGTGGTTTAGACGAAGACCAAGTGCGCCTTTCAAAAGAAGTATCATTCAACGTAAATGATTTAGCAAAAGCATATAATCTAATGAATCGCGATCTGGAAGTTCAGAACGCTCTCATATTAAAAAATGCGGGAGACACAGAAAAAGAAGTCACAGCCCGAGCGAGGGCTGCAGCGCAAGCAAAAGTCATTCAGGAGGTAATGGAAAAAACTCAGTTGGCTATGCAAGAAATGAATGCCAATATAAACAATAAAGATGGTCCAATCCCAATCACCCCCTTTGATTTGGGCAAACAGGGTGCTGGTTATGTCACAGGTGTGATCACACAAATCAACGGAGAGTTGATGAGTAGGACAAAAATCCTCGAAACTGCTACTCTCAAAGAGATGGACATGGAAGAGGTCACTAGAAGAAGGACTGCCATAGAAAAAACCTTAAACGAGTTACAGCAAGAAAAGTTAGTAGACATGAACAAACTGCAAACTATTATGGACCCTTTACTTAAAGATGAAGAAGCATATGCTAAGTTACAAGAAAAAATAAACAAAGCGGTAAAGGATCGTGTTGACGCTGAAAAAATCAAACAGGAAATCATGTACGCTTTAGAAGGTGGTTTAGATTCACTTTCAGATCAAACTAAGAAATTAGTAAAGGTCGATCAGGATTACAGAAGAGAGAAGGAGTTGGCTGCCCAAGCCACGAATAAAATGATGATGGCGACAAGTTCACTTGTCACCATAGTAAGCGGATCAGGTATGTTTGGACTTACTGGTTCTATGGCTGCGGCAACATCGTCAGTTATGATGCTAGCCCCAGCGTTTGTTACAGTAGGTAAATCGGTACAAGAGTACATTAAGAACCAAATGACTATGATGAAATTACAAAAACAAACCAATTGGTTCATGACGAGAGGCGCTCTAACTCTAGGTGGTATGGTTGCCGCTTATGGTTTGGCTATCATATTCATATCTGCCATGAATAAGCAAAGAGAAAAAGAAGTCGAATTGATGAAAGAAATAAATGACGCGTCAGCCACTTTTATTAATGTGAATGATAGGTTATATGGTGATGTCGATCAGCAACTTATTCAAAATAAAGCACTCAATGAACAGTTAGGGCTCAACAGCATTACGCTAAGAGAATTGTATAACGATGAACAAAGAAGACTTGAGGTGATTCAAAAATTGACTGCGGCCCAAGGTGACTTCAGTGGTGAAATGGGGGCCTCAGTAGATGAAGCACTGAAACTTTCGCATGCTATATCAAGTGTATCAGACGGAATGAACACGATGATGATAAATTCTTTCATCAGTCAACAGGGCTCACAAATGTCAAGAAGCATGTTTGGAGAAGCGTTAGATCGAACACTTTTGAGAATAAACGCGGCAAGCAAAGACGTAAAGGAAGCAAACGACGATATGTTTGATTTGATAGAAGAACAGGGGCTACGAGGAGATCAGTATGTTTTGGGTGGTCAGCGAATGGCAAAAGCAACTGATATACAGTTGGCTATCGAAAAACAGATTAGATCAGGCAAAAAATTAGACAAGGGATTTATGGATTCCCTCAGGATACTATATGGTCACAATGAGGAATTCATTAGGTATGTCGAAGTTCTTAACAGCATGGTTATCAGTACATCAGACGCTGAACTTGCTCAAAGAAATTTTGAGATGGCAATAGACAACACCTCCGTTACAATTGGTCAGACGGCTGACGACATACAGAATCTAACAGAAGAGATATACCAGTTTTCAGGCGCAAGGGAAGAGTTATTCTTTGGTGGTAAGTACGGCAACGTCACGGGATCGCTGTACAAACAGGTTGTTACGCAAGGTGTAGGTACTCTTTACAACAAGAACGAAGTAATTGTCAGCAACAACTTCCACGGGTTCTTCAATGAGCAAGAGGCGGCTGATAAAATCATAAGCATTGTGACCCAGCACCTCAACACAGCATAGGTGAGTATAGAATGACGAGGACAGTAGATAGAAAATTGACAGTGTGGATGGCAGGGTATTACGACGACTTCATGGGGGCTCGCACAGTCCCCGACGATCTCAACACACCAACTGCTACCTACTACAATTACAAGTCTCACCAAGGAAACCCGATCAACGGGTGGGCTAACCTAAACCCTCGCTACGCATACGCTATGGTAGAACGAGCGCAATTAGCCAACAACGCACTGACGACGGAAGAAGGGGGTAAATTCAACTCCGGGCTAAACGAATGGCTTGGCTACGATCAGAACCGACGATCTGGAGGAAACAAGTATGAGGGGTTGGCAATCCCCCAATACCCAGATTCACTAACAAATGCCAACAGACAGCGGTATAATGCCGCTACTACTACAGATTCACACGAAGGTTATCTTCGATTTACCTACGCCCATGACACATCATGCACATACTACGCGGCAACAGGTTCTACTGACTCTACATTTGGCCGAGACACTATGAACTACCCTGCCAAAAACAACTCGGGTGCGTTGGACAACAGTGCGGGTTTGCCAACTACTGCGAGTACCCCGACCACTATGGTTAGAACTCATACAGCGGGGACTTATGCGGGTATCAAGACCCACACAAGTACCACTGGTGTTAGTGGTTATTTGTACCCTATTGAATCGCCAAGCGGTCAACCGTTTTTAGTACAAGAGATTTACCACAACAGTAGTACATACAAGCCTATGCTTGCTTACAACGGAACGCTCAACAGCAAAGGTGATAATGACATCTTTACGATCAGGATTGCCCCTCTTGAACTTGCTACTACTACTACCCCATACCTCAAGTTACGTGTTGGTTGTGAGGGTACAGCGTGGACAAGCACCAGTAGTGGTGACACAAGTTACAGTGCTGCTGCAGTAGAGTTGGAGATTGCACCTGCTGACTTTATTCAAAACACGGTTACTACTGTCACCACTGGTAATCTTGGTGCTTATGTTCAACCAAGTATGTCTGATGTGTGGATCGACTATGACTTTGTTTTTGATTACACCAACGGTACTTATGACCTTTACAAAAACGGCACAAAGATTGTAACTGCGGGTGCGATAGGAAACAAGGCTGACGGCAATCAATTTGAGGCCGCTGATATGTACGGATGGGAACTACAAGCCAAAGGCGCACAAAAGAAAATCGCAGTCCTTATCGACCGCGTAGGTATGATCCGACCTCTCAACGATCACCCGAGCGGGGTAGATATGCCTCCCGCCGTCAAGATGTCATATCAGTCTGGTTCAAATTCAGTTTCGACTCTTAATATAGACGTGATTGATGACGATCAACAGTTGACACTGATGCCTATGTTTAATCAAAACTCCTACGCCAACTGGTCTTTGTTGTTGTTTAGAAACGCCTGTGACCGCCCGATCTGGCGAGGTTCTGTTACGGGTATGAATTACAAATTGGACGCTACAAATAGAACCCCTACAATTTCAATACAAGCCAGTGATTATTTTTCCAATTTAGATAGACAACTGCCTACTTGGGAGATGGGTACTTCCGACGAAGGAACGCAGACATCGCAGATTGCCTACAACCGCAGTGAATCGCAGCGCAAGTTAGATGTCTATTATATGGGTGCTACACGCAACCAAAGGGCAAACGCTACGCTTGGATTCAACGAAGTTGTAGATGGATCTGGCACATTCACCAAGCATCTTGATTCTCGAATGCGAAACAGAACATCGCATGCTATTCAAGTCTACAACGACGAAGATACTATCGGCCCAAATGACGCATATGATGACTGGGATGACGCTATCACAGCAGGTCACGCTACAAGCGATGCTCAACATCGCTCACTACACAGCCGATGGATGCAAGACCTACCGAAGTCAGCGTGGTTCAACTATATGTTCGCACGAATTAAACCAACGGATCACAGCATGCAGTTGGCTTCCAACTTCACCGTTGGGGACACAAGTATGGTGGTGCAAGGAATCCATGAAGTCTTCGACACATCCAGTATCTTTGGTCTTGAATTTAGAGCGACTGATGGATTTGTAGACAGTGGTATTGCCACTGGTGCATCCGTAGCAAGTTCAGCCAACATTCTCAAGTTAGAGACTAAGTACGTGGCAAAGTATTTTAGAACAAGTCAAGGTTCGACTCTTATACCAGTGACTAATCCCGAAGGAGGCTACTACTACTTCGTAGCCCACATACCAAAGACTGGTATCGCAAACGCCTACGCCGAAAACTTTAGACTAAAGTCAACAAGGTTTCCCAATCTAAACGGTCGATACTGCGCTGTCAACGTCACAAGTAGTACTGTGAGCGGCATCGCTTGTTGGAAGTTCGAGTTGGGTACTAAAGAACAAAGATCCCTTGCGAATGGAACGACTACTTACACTGCCCGTGTTAGGTTTAAAGAATATGTTGCTCCTAGTGTGAGGACAAGCGCAAGAACCACCGAGTCAAGTATTGTCACAGGTGCCTTTAGTCGAAAAACATTGTCCCAAAGAAGAATAGGCTTTTCATTCTATGATGATGTTATGGGACAAACTGGCATTCCTGATGGCGGTATCGCTGTCAACGGAACAAAAAAACAAACCATAGCAGGTGTTTATCCGGGTGTCATGCAGTATGGCAACACTACAATTACACTACCTGCCACTAACTTCTTCCAACAGAACCACTTGACTGGCACCCTTGCTGACCGCTTAGTTCATATTCGAGAATTAGACAACGACTTCAAACACGTTTGGATTCTATGGGCTGATGCTCGCAACGATGGCACAGCAAACGCTGACGCTGGGTATCGAAAACAAGAGTATGGTTTGCTTGCGCCATATGCAGGGAACTATGAACTAAGTTTGTCTTATGCGGATGAAAATATCTCTAACTCTCAAGAAAGGCAAATCTTTACTGATTTAGCGATAGGAGAAGATGTCAACTTTTGGGAAATGGGCAACACTGATCCAATAACAGGTAACGCTTGGAGTGCGGTCAGTGGTGGATCGAACAGCGAGTCCAACAGCAAATACCACAATTGGGAAGACAAAGCAGGGGCATTTGTTATTGTAGACGGATCGAGATTCTTTAACTTGAACACACAAAGCAACGGTGGTCAAGCAGGTCAAACAAGCGGTGGTCGCAAGGAAATCGGGGACTACTTGGTAGAAACCGAAGGGTTCCCAGTCTTGATCGACAACTACTGGGACAGGGCTTCCACGTCCCCATACAACTTAGACGAGTCGGCTTCTTGGAATGCAAACTACAAATCCTTACACAGTAAGAATAGTGGACTTCTGACTGATATTCAGGTAGGCGACGGCATCGTCTACTTAGACGATCCAAGTATAGTAGCAGTAACGACTGGGATAGGCACAGGCACAGCAGGTGTAGTAGGCCAGATCATATCGAACGAAAAGAAAAAGATTTGGCACCTCAATGTGGTTAGTGATGAGTTACAAAGTTTTACAGATTATGCTCATGCATCAAACAATGGGTTCTTTGCTCAAGTCAATTCTGACTTTACGTCAACAGGGGAAGTAACCGCAACAGGTCAGATGATGATCAAAGTACAGAACATTCTCCCCTATGACGATATGAGATACTTCGCTACTCTCCGAACAGGGCAAACTATTGAGATCGAGGCTAGGACAGCAGCACCGCCAACAATGAGCAGTGGTGCTTCTTTTGACGGAGAATACACCATTATCAAACACGGAACAATCTCTTCTTCTTCTCCGATTGCTGGTACTTATTCTTATTTTGTTATCAATTTGGAGGACAGTACTGACGCTGTTACTACGGCTGGGGCCATCAATATCAAAATACCAAATGGGTTTAGGGTTGAGGCCTTATCATTCTTAGGCAACCCAAATGAATTTGGTGGTGCTTCAGGTGAGTGGGATGGATCTGGATATGGTGGTGCTAACAGTGCCGAAACATTGATGCAAGCAAAGGGTAGAGTGTTTTCAGAAGTCACTATAGACACTACTCAGTCTGATGCTCAGAATACATACCCTGATGCTCGAGTACACTTTGGGCTGGCTAACATTTTCCCTATGCGTTTGCTTATGGAAATTAACGGCTTTGTTAAGAATAAAGGCAGCCTAACCTTCTTTGATCATGACAAGTTCCGTGTATCTTGGATGGATTGTTTGACTGAAACATGGCTCAAACAAACAAAACTGTATGGTATGTGGGACATCAACACAATCCCAGTGTCTGAGAATATGTCAACTAACCCTCAAAGTGCTTCACTTCCGGGTCAGGCTGGGGATTTCAAAACCATGACTGAATCAAGTGGAACTGTTACAGCAGAAACCTATGCTAGTAATCATCATCTTGTGATAGGGCAGCAAATCACTATCAAATCAAGCGCCAAGTTAAATGTTGCTAATTCTGAGGTAACTGTTACAATTACAGCCACCCCTGCCATAGATTCAATACAGTTTGCGTTCAGTGGATTTAATGCATCTGGATCTACGTTGGGTTCATATCGAGCAGTAAATCGACTTGATTCCTACGGATCAATAAACGATTGCCGAAACACTACTATCGCCAACATATTCTCCACAACCGAGGCTTCTAGCGGAATAGGAGAAGATTACTCAGTTCGTTCTTCATTCTCATGGCTTATGGGTCGAGATTCTATGCCTTCGTATCGACCTACATACGGCAGTGGTTTTGTTTTCAACAGCAACAATCTTAGGACTTCATCGCTATCAACACAGTCCTCCGATCAAATCACCAATGTAAGAGTGTTTTACGGTGGCTCATCTACATTTGTAGATTACCCTACTGTCTCTCTTGACTCTAGCCCTCGGTGGGAGATTATCAACATGCCTGATATTACCAGTCAATCCGAAGCACTGGCTGTGGCCAAAGCCGAATATGAGAAGTTGAAGTCAGCGCCACTGTCAATCACGGCTGAGGTCACACGTTTTTCTGACGCACACAACTTCTACGGTGACAAAGGAGTCATGCTTGATGATGCTCGCTACGGCTACATCGCTGACGTTTCAAGAACCGTTACTGAAAGTACTCACAGCGCAACACTAGGTTACGCTTGGACAGGGCTACATGGAGGCAATCTGTTTCCGGGTAGAGTCAACGCCCTTGATGGTTCTGAAACTGGTGCTGATACACCTAACGCTTCCGCAGGTACAGATACCTATGACGATTATTACGGGTTCTATGGTGCCAACTCCATCAGTTATGCTGTCCAAGTAGTCCATATACCAAAAGGTATGCCCAAGACTGCTAACAGAAGTCCTGCCAGCAACAATACTCTTGGGGATGGTAAGTTGAGAGTCTTTGTGGACCTAGCCGATCAGGGCGCACACGCACAGGAGTCCACACAACGCTTCGTTGTGTACCTTGCTGATTATGATTTCAACGTATCATTTGGAGTTGCCCCGAACGGTGCTATATTCACTCCTACTTTGGCTACCGATGGATCTACATCTTGTGAGATTGACGGCAACGGCTTCTATGAAATAGCAATACCGATTTCATACTGGCCCGATCAAACTGGTAGCGAGATGATTACCATATCTGTTAATTATGATTACTTGCTAGCCCTGCGTCGAAACCGCTGTGGTTCATCCAACTTAGGGTATTCTTCTGGAGACATCACAGGTGTAACTACATGGGGCACTACCAACGATGACAGTATATTCCCGTTGGGATGTCGAAAGTTTGGTAAGGGTGGCACTACCTACAATTTGGAAAACGCTTACTGGACACGGCTTGCTGAGTGGTTTGCGCCACGTCTGCACATCACCGATGACATCAACTTTATTCCTTCCACCACTGTTAGTTATACTGATACTAACTTCGCTATGACAAATGAACCACTGGTAGTAAAGAGGATCGGTTGGAGTATAGACGGCAGAAATGTGGAGAAGGTTACTTTTACACTCGAAAGAGATGTATCGAGAGCCGCTAAGGACTTTGCGTCTTACATTATTCCCACTACTAGTAAGGGAGGTGTTAGTAGAAGGCAACCCGGAACACATACAAGTGCTGGTTCTCAAAAGTCAAGTCAAGCATACACCAAACAAAGCAACAGTCCCTCCGATGGTGCTTGGGCTAATCAAGTAGGATTCGGAGATACACAACCCGGCTTAGTGCTTGGTGATAGTTTAGTGCCGATCAACAGAACTTCGTCATTCATCCCAGATCAAACCACACAATCAGAAAATCGCTCAGTGTTAGCAGGGTCAAATCAATTGTCAAACGGAATAAATAACAGATTGAAGGGCGTTATGAATTTCAATAATGATAGTGTCACTGGAGGGGCGTTCGGTGTGCTTGGTCAAACAAAACCTTCGGCTAAACCAAGAGATACTGCTGGGTTGGATGGGCTTGACTCACACATTGCGCCTTCGTCTGGAGATGCAATCATGAGTAGTGACGGAATGGTGTTTCCGGGTGCTGTTGATAACTCATCACCTCACAGCAAATTTACAATAAACAGTCGCGTCCCTGATCGGGTTACAAGCAAAGAAGTCAGTGTTACTGCAAGAGCAACTATGAAAGCGACAACAGGGGATTCTATTCTGTATGTTACTGTTGAGTGCCCAAACACTGGTGCTTTCGATGAAAGAACAGTGACGCTGACATCTGGAGATGACAAGAATGTTATCTTATTCAGTGGTTCGTTAGACGGCGCTGAGGTAGGGGGTAACACATTGATTGTGACTCTCGAAAGAACTGCTGGTACTGACGGTGACACCGCCCAATACGGTAGTGTAGTCCTCAACAATATCCAAGTATCGAGCGATAAAAGTTCCGTGGCTGGTTCATCCCAATCAGGGTCTTTATCTTACTAAGATCGTTCAGGTTGATCTGGATAGCGTTCTCTTAGGCGGAGGATGGTCTTTGCTCGCTTGCGACCAATGCCATCAATCTCCATCAATTGACGCTGGCTAGTCCTTGACCGCAGTATTCTTGGTAACGATCCGAACTCGGTAAGTAAATCATGCGCCGCACGTTCAGATACGCCTTCGAGAGCCGATAATGCCGCAACTCTCGGATCAGTAGTCACGTTCTTCCGGGCATACTCCTTTGGCTCACTGGTGTTGATGCGTCGAACACGCATATTGTCGTGCATACTGTGAAGCCAGTCAACCATTTCATCCATTGTCCCTAGTTGCATGAACTGGATTGTGGGAAATTTTACAAACAGATGTTGTTTGAACTTCCTTATGACTGCTTGCATGCGCTTCATTTCGATAGCCAACTCTTGTCTGCTTGGTCTGCGGTTGCCTACTATAAACGGCTTCAATTTTGTACCATAAACGACCAGCATAGGACGTTCAAAGTTCTCTACCAAATCATAAAGTTGCCCAACTATGGTACGAGATCGACCATGACCCAAAATACTGTGGTATAAGTCGTTAATTTCTTTGGCTTCTATGCCTATGTCGCCAATGATGTAGTCGGCTGATTTTAGTCGTTTGATCTTGACAATGCCACCGCTGGCATATTCGCCCATTTGGGCTATGATTTTGTGTTTAATTACGTCATTTTCACGGTCGTCTACCACGAGCATTGTTTATGATATGTGTCTGTGGTTTATCATACTCATTCGCATTTGACTTCCAAATCAACGGTGCCATCATATCTCCAACACTTGCCAGTACACATACTACGTGCCGCAAACCAAGCACATGACGGTACTCTACGGTAATTCATGTTGGTTTTGATACCTTTACGGGACAGTGTGGGGTTCCAGTTTTTCCAACCCAACCCCTTGATAAAATCAAAGATTTCATCCTCGATTTGACGACGTTGATCTGGTGATAATGACTGCGGATCGGCAAAGTCTCGGAGGGTATCGGCCATATGTTGCACCAATGCTACTCGAACATGGTGATTTGGCTTCTCCTGACGCACCCCACGAGCCAAGCAAGGCATCAGTGGTACTGTACCCGCACTAAGAGTATTCTCGTCTAATTCTATGGCCTCCAGATGCTCAATATCTTGTTGCTCTGGAGAGTAGGAGAAACACCAATTGGAAAAGTCAAACCCATCATGCACAGGTTTGCCTACAAATGGGTCAAGAATTTTGTATTTTTCAATTGGAATCTTTGGGATCTGGTAGTTATCGGGGTCCTTGGCAAACGCTCGAGCATCAATAACCACAGCCCACCGCTTCCGCTTAGGATTGTAGGTTCCGGGTATGCGAGTCAATTTTTCATGAAACCCTACGCCATCAAGCGTCACAAGACCACGTGCTTTACGTCGTTGGTACGCTTCTAAGGGTTGTCTGTAGTGGTGTCCGACGACTGGTTCTGAGAAGAGTTGGTGGACGTGGAAGCCACGGCCAGTTGCGACCAGTCTAACGTCTCCCACCAGTCGCCTGATGAGTTCCGCAACGTCTTTTTTAACTTGCTCGATCCCGCCTCGCTCTCCTGTGTCAAAATCCCACCATGCCCTGTCAATTACTGCCTGTCGATAGTCAGCCTTTCCTTCTTCATTGAGTGATTCAAACGAGTATAAACTCGTGTAGCATGACGACAGACGGCCCAACTTATCAACATAGTCATCATATTGCCACCTGCTTTTACACAATGCTCGTTTAAGACCTATTTCACGTGGGAACTCTAAAGCCACTCCACCGCCTCCTTGAACGCACTTCCATCACGTGGGGATGCTTTGATTGTTGGGACATCACCACATGCGCCTGTCTTTTTCTTGAATACACACAGCATAGACGGGAATGCCGCAGGGTTTTTGTTCTCACCGTTTTCGTTCACGTAGTACAATCGCCCTTTGAAGAAGTAAATTTCAGTAGCGAATGGCATAACCCACTCGTGGAACCATCGAGTATCAGTCCTCGCAGGGATCAATACGTGTACAGAATCAGCGTTGGTGTGAACCTCGTTCACCACCTTCTCGAACCACTGCTCTACACCGTGACCGAACGGGGGGTTGAGCCACACTTTACCGTGCCACTCTTGCGACAGGGCATCGGACTCAGCCGTGAAGTAGTTATCACACACGTGCTTCTTGTCGCTAGCCGCGGCATCCAGATCAAAACCACCAACAGATTCGCTGATTGCCTCAAAGAGATCTGGGGGAGTACCCCACTCAACAGACGCATGACTCATCACGGCTTTGTCTATTGCTTTTGATAGTCGAGGGGTACCGTCTTTCTTGAAGCCTACGTTCAAGCCTGACCCCTCCACTTGTGACCACACGCATGACAGGTGTGGACTACCATCATCTTTTCATGAGGGCCGCCTACTTGTCCTGTCACAAGCATCATGGCATCTGTATCAAAGGCATCGTGTTCGCACTCAGGGCATAGTATTTTGTTCATAGTAATCACCATCCCTCTCCAGTATATAAAGCCGTAACATCTTCATCCATACCGATCAGTTCTGTTTCACAACTCATGTGGAAGTCACACCAGTTCACACAGAAGTAATCATTCCACTTCATGTGGTACATGCTGTTCTCGATACCCTCACAGGCTTTGTCGAGTGCCTTGTGCATGGCATTAACACTACGCATATTGACACGTTCTAAGACGGCCATACCCTGCGTCTCACCAAGCCACACCTCAGTATTTTTCTTAGAGGCCAGATCAGCGTACAGGTCAAAGTTCGTACACTCGGGGAACAGATAGTAGAAATAGACTGCTTCATCCCACCCTAAGCGAGCGAGCATGTAGCGATAGTAGCACAGTTCCTTGCGTGTCTTTGACAATTTGCTTGTGGTTGCTTTACCAGTCTTGAGTTCAGTGATGACAAGACCGCCGTCAGGATGACGATGCACACCGTCGATCATACCGACCAACATGAAGTTGTACTTGTGGTGTAGGACAGCATGCTTGACCTCAAACTCGACTGGTGCGAAGTGTTGATCACCCCATCGAATGCGACGTTCCTGTTCCAGTTCAAGCAGGGCATGAACCGATCTATGGTATGTGTCTTGTTGATCTGGTTCCCAGTCTGTGAACGGTCGGTGTAGTGACCCATCCTCCCAATCAGATTCGATTAGGTCAGGCCACAACTCTTCGTCTATACCGGGCTCCCAGTGACCGTAAAAGTTTTCGAGGGCCGTGTGGACTGCGGTACCGTGTACCATGAAGTGTGTGCGTGGCCCCCATACGTTAGCCACCGATCCCCACCAATACTTGCGGGGGCAAGAATCATAGGTAATGAATTTGGATTTCGACAACCTGATCGGCCAGTCGTTTGTTTTAGCGATGATGGGGTTAGGATGGCCCTCGTTAGGACCATGCTCAGCATACCATTCTTTACTGTACTTTTTTAGACTGCTCATCAACTACCGCCTCAATATCAACTTCGATTGGGACATCCTTCTTTACAGGTGCCTTTTTCTTTGGTTTTGGGGTGGTCTTGCCGATGACCTCAGCAAAAAGAGAGTGGTCAGCATCGGAGCCTACCAGTGCGTAACGATCCAAGCCGTATGCCTCCAATTTGTATCGGTTGGCTACGCTGTCATCGAGAGCAAGGCAGACATCACGCTTGCCGTATTTGGCTATCGCATCAGCGATTACCTTTTCATCTTCTACTGTTACAAGAACTCGTGTCATACATCAATCACACCCTGTTTGTTTTTTAATCATTCCTCTTCTTCGTCGCCAATTGTACCGCCACATGCAGGGCAATCCGCAGGCGGGGGAACATTGTCCATGTTAGGATAGGATAATTCAGTGCCACAGTGGGGGCATTTGATCTCAGCAAGTAAGTCGAAATGCTTGAGCAGTCCTGATATTACGGCCATGACTTGTGCCATATCAGCACCGATAGCGGCACCTAGATTGTTGAATGCGCTCGTTAGTGCTTCTACTCGCACTGTTAGTTCTTTAGTTGTCAGTTTCTTCGACATAAAACTTAATCACCCCTTCCACTATAAAAGGTTATAGCCACTGAACATCACCTTTACCCAAGTGAGCGTTCCATAAAGGCTGGACATCCCAATCTACCAGATCGTAGATGTGACATGCCTTATTGACAATGTACTTCTCAGTCAGCCCTGCCCAATCAACCTCAGCGACACCTTCGATTGATTGCAGACTATCGAATCCCATCCATTCACCACGCTTGTTGATCGCCGTCAAGAAGGACTCATCGACTTCATAGTCCCTACCCATGTTCACCTTAGCCCATGCCGCGCCTGCTGACGCACCACTCAAGACCTTGTACTTGGACAGGGGCTGCTTCAACTTGCCCTTCTCAAGCAAGTCCTCAGCCATCTCACCTTTGTTGCCTTTCTTGATCAGGGCGCATAGGATGTCATCGACCTCAGTCTTATCAGTACCATCGAGTATGCCACGTAGGATCGCATCCATAGTGGACTTCATAGCCTTCGGCATACGTGCCTGTTTCAACTCCAGCCCCTTGTAGTAATACTCGGGTAGATGGTGTCGGCCATCAGTCCATGTGACTTTACCTGCGTAGCGATTCTTGGCTTTCAAAATCATAGACTCGCACCACTTCTCGAACTCAGTCTCGATGGGGTACATGGCTTCGTTGATCTTGGCTACCAGTTCCAATCCTTCTTCGGGACTGGGTACGGCACAGAAAATAGAATCGGTGTGTCCGTAGTGGACAGGGTAGCCCCTGTCGTTGCACTCGTCACGTAGTCTGAACAACGTCTGACGAGATGTGAATGTGATTGAGGATGCTATCTCGGGGTGATACAGTCCGTACTTAGAGTCACCTGCTACACCGTACAAGGATGCGACCATAGACTTCGTTGCGAACTGTGCCCCATCCCACTTCTTGTAGGCCGTCATGTCGCCGTCAGCCAAAGCCTGTTTCATGAGAGCCTTGTATTCGTTACGCTTGACAGTCAATTTGTCCATAGTCCTACCGAGCAAGCCGTCTTTGTCCTGTGTGAACTTCGTGCCGTTGCCACAGTCTTGACCCTGATCGGACAGGGTAGTCCAGCAGATGTTATGCAACTTGACGTTGCTGTGATACATAGCCTTGATGTCCATAATCGCCATCGTTTCATAGCGACCCGGAACAACGTCTTGCACATCAGCACCAGTGTAGTCTACCTTAGCGAACTGTGGTCGATCTGGTATTCGGTACTCGAACTCTTCATCTTGTAGGAACATACAGGATGCAGGAAGTGTGGTCAGTGGTGTTGTTTCAATCTCACACTGAACTAGATGTTGTAGGTTGGTGTAGTAACCAGTAGCATTGACGGCCTCATCTAAGCGAGGTAGCAAGCGTACATCTTGTCGGTTGTAGTCCACGTATGTACCAATGTCCGTGTAGTATGTATCGTGCCCATTAGGTAACTCGACCTTGCGTTCCTTCAGAACGAACTCGGCTATATCATCTAACTTCTGACCTGCTAACTGTCCGTTCTTGATAGTCCATAACTTCTTGAACGCAACCATGAGGTCAATACACATACGTCCGGGTATCGGCTGAGTCCATCGCTTTTCACTCCAAGCGTACTTGTAGATGTGTTGGTTGTGAGGGGACATGAGTTCGGGTTTGAGTCCAAGCCTACGCATCCTTGTGCTGATCGTAGATACGTCAGCATCCACCACATACCAACCAGTGATGATGTCGGGGTCTTGCTTTTTCATATGCATGGCAAAGTCAGCAAGCAGTTGTCGCTCATTAGCAAAAGCCTTGGCGGGCGGATCAAAGCATACTTCGCTTAGGCCATCGGGATGTTCTTTACAAGGCAGACTACTGACCATACCGGGTTGTACATCAGGGTGACATACCCAAGTGTACATCTTACCAGTGTAAGAATCAAGGGCACTCAAGACTGTAATCTCTTCTGACTCCTTCTTCCATTCACCGTCAATGTACCATACTCGATGCTCATAGTATGGGATAGGTTCGGTACCCTCAACAACCCTGTCGATCAGGACTTGATTAGTAAAAGGGATGTTACCTTCCCATGTAGTGTTTGACCTACACCACTCACGCCTATCATATTCAGTTCTGAAATAAACCTTCGACAGTTCTGCACCATAGACACCCTCATACCCATCCTCGACACGGACTAGGCCGTAGCGATCAGTAAGCGATGCCGTAGGTACGAAGCAGTACGGGTACTTCTCCAATACCAGATCGGGTTGACGCTCAAGGGTGTTGGGGTCACGGTATCTAATCACGACCTTTCGACCACGTGTGTTATTGACAATCATAGACTATCATCTACCCTATCCACTACTTAGTCCTTCTGTATTCTATTTTCAGTTTGCCGTGTCTATATTCCCACCGATCAACCTTGCGTACTACTTGTCGCATAAGAGAGTTGATACGGGCTACCGAGATTAGCGGAGTGCCACCCAAAGGTTGCATCGGTACTATCTCATCGGATAAGACCTGCGGATCAAACCATTCATTCTCATCTCGCTTAGAGTACCTAAGCAAAGCAACCATCAGCATCCCCCTGATCAACACGCCTTTCTTTCGCTTGAAAACCCAGTGTCTTAACCCAGTGTATTCAAGAGCGGCTTCGTACTCAGCCTCAGTAACACCCTTCGGTAAAGGGTATCTGAAACGTGGCATCACAAGACACCACACTGGAATACCCAATCTCCGTTATTGAATTTGATTAACAATCGGATTCCTTGACCTTCGTTTCTGAAATCAAAGAAGTTGAGAACCAAATGCTTGGAGTAATGTTTGATTACGTTTTCTAATCCTCCCTCAAAGGAAGCCTCAAAATCCTCGACCGGGAAGTCGTGTTCTAGGAGAGTAGTAGTCTCACCCTTGAACGGATCACCAACGGTGACAAACAACTCACCATGTTTTGCTGTGAACTTGTAGCGGTTAAGTCGCTGTCCGTTGATAGCGTCACAGCGTAGAGCCTCATACAGTTCCTTAGCATCCAAACTGACTACTGCGAAGGGTGTTCTTCGCTCACCGTCAGCCATCACGTAGGTGTTGTCGTCAATGGATCTGGCTCGCTCATGCGCTTTGTCATCAGCCTCAGTCAATGTCATTTGACTGTTGGCGTAGGATAGAGCATCGAACCCACCGAGCAATGTAGTCTGCTTGCCCTTGGACTTAACAACGATTTTACCGCCCTTGTCCTCCAGCGTGACAACATCAGAATGAAATTTCAACACACCGAGAAGTCGGTTGATGTTCGGCACTGGTATGACTGTACCCGTAGTCTCGTGAGCAAAAGAGAACGACGATAGGCTCGTCGTGCCGTCCTTGACGATACACAGGGTACTGACAGTGTTATCAGTGGTATCAATGACGCAAGAATCGACCTGATCGACGTTGCTACCATTGACATTCTGAGGACGAAGAGTAGCAGTGAGCAACTCTTCAAGAGCCTTGCGTGGCATTGAGACACTCATCTGAAAGCAACCTCCGATTCAGAAACACCATCTCGACGTGCGATATACTGAGTGATCTGGTAAATCAAATCACTGTTACCTTCGAGAGCGTTGATGATAATGTACAAATCATCAAGACTGCGCTCTAATTCAGTAACACGCTTGCTCAAGCGTTCGATTTCCGCCCGATGCATCATTCATCACCCCATGAGATTGGTAGACCTTGCCATGAAATGTCGTCGCTGTTGACTGAGAGGACATCGTAAGTGTTGCCCAAGTGTTCCATGTTGCGACCTTTCATCTCTTCGATGCTCGCTCGAATAACGAACTGTCCATCTTTGAGAGACTTGTCGGCCTCGACACCTGCGGCTCGATCACCCTTCTTAGTGTAGCGTGTGAGCCACACCTGTTGGCTGACGAATCGCTGAGTACCCTTGACCCAATCGACTTTGCTACCGACCTTCATCAGAACCTTTTGACCAGATCCATTGTCCACGTACTGTTGCTCGTCCTTCAAGTGGAAGGTAAAGAACACATAGGGGATCGGTAGGGCAGTAAGTCGATCAAGAACACCTCGGAAGATGCTGTTGCGCTCACGCCATTCTTTCTGATTGAAGTTGTCGCTTTGGTCGTTAATGATGCCTCGGCTAACGAGTCGGTCAGTCATGACAAACTCACACCACTTCATGAAAGTAGAACCGCCATCGAAAACGACGGCACCGATCTGGTCTTTTTCCTCAGCCAAGAAGGATGCAAACCATTCAATCTTAGCGACGACAGCAGGCCAGTTGGTTGTGTTGTCATCGTTCCACATAGCATCATCCAACTCATCAATGATGGGGATAACCCGGATTCGCTCGGCACCATCTACTCCAGATGATACCAAGTAATCAACAGTGTTCTGTGCGCTGTTGTCACAGTCGATAACTACTACGTCTTTGTCTGTGTGCTTGAGAGCGATGTCACAAGCAAGCCCAGTCTTGGCAGTATTTTCTTTACCGACCAACGCCATACGGATTGGTGCAAGGTTCTCACGCTTCATCGAAAACAGGTTTCGATAGTGTTCGACACCGAATGTAGGTTTCTTGGCAACCTCGACCTTCTGTTCTTGCTTAGCCCAAGCCATCAGTCCCAACCTCCTTCGGAATCAGACTCAGATGGGGTGGATGCTGAGAGTGACTCAGCACACCACCAACCAGTGACGGCCAATTTGCCTTCACCATCTCGGCTGATGTAGGGTGAACCGACTACCATGAGTGTAGAGCCTACTGAGAAATCAACAAGACTCGACTGGGTATGTGGAACGTAGATGTCTACGGTTCCCGCAGTACTCATGATGTCCAGATCACCGACAGTGATAATGAAACCACCGTTGTCACGTGGGTCGATGTGAACAGCCTCACAGATGACTGCGCTGAGCGCATCCCATCGTTGCTTGTCATCGAGTGTGCCAACGTATGCTTCAATGTCTTGTAGCCCGCCCTCAAGAGTAGCGAACTGGTCAAGACCTGCGACGAGAGCATCAGGCGCATCGGGGAAGATGGACTGTACTGAATCGTCATGGTTGAAGGTAGAGAGCCCGGCCTTGCCGTATGCTACCTCACCGTTACGGGCAGGGCGCATAGCAATACTACCTGCGACAAACGCAGGTGGTTGTTGCTCAGCAAGCGCACCGTTGAAACGGAAGGACCACAACTTGACTTCATCAGAAGTGCCAGCCTTGCGACCCAAGAAGTAACAGGAACGATCCTTCTCGGAGAGAGGGCGTGGCGCACCATACTTGAAGTTGTTATCACCAGACGGGAAGGTCAAGTTTGTCTTGTCCCAGATCAAATGGAAGTGTATTCCATTACCTGCGTCATAGGTGTTCTTTGGCAGACTTTGTAGTTCGCTCTCTTCCATACCTTCCTCAAACTCAACACGCTGGTAAAGTGAGGGGTTGTACTTCTTTGTGAACGTACCGTCGTTGTTGTCCTCATAGAGAGTGATGTTGCCTTGCTCAATGAGAGCCTCGACCACAGTAGGATTGCCACCAAGAATAGTAGTAGCGGCCTTCTTGTAAGCCAACTCAGCCCAGTCTTTGTAACGTGGAACGCTGACGAACATACCCTCGAAGAGAGTTGCTCCACTGCGCTTCAACTTTTCACCCTCGCTTTTGATCTGGCGACCTGCGATTCGTAGTGCGTTTACCTGACAGTCCTCGTCTGTCTTTCCCGCATCCAACCAAACACCCTTGTGTTCGGACAGTACACTGTCCATTCGAGAACGTAGGGTGTCCTCATTGCATCCGATATTCTTGCTTATTCGTTCAATCATCTGATTAACTTGCATATTTTTTGCCTCCATTTAACATTCACCCCTTCCAGTATATCAAGCCTTCGCCAGTCGCCTGCAAAAGTCCCAAGCAACATAGTGATCCTCGACACCATCGATCAGGTCACGTTGCGCTTGTGTTGCAGACTCTACTAACTTTAACTTGTTTTCAGCCTTAGCGGGGGAGTTGATACCGTACTCAAAGATTGAATCAATCATTCGACGTAGGTTGGGATTAGGATGTATCATGTTGACTGCATCCTCTACCTGCTTCTCACGCATACATAGAGTGAGAAAACGCTTAGCATCCAGATCAGGTTTGTCCAAGCCCAGCAGGAATTTATTCTTTGAGCCTTCGGGCATTGTGTGGTATGCTTGTAGTGCGTTGATTGAGTTGCGAAGATCACCTTCATGCGCCTTAGCGATCAGTGCCAATCCGCTATCAGCGATGGACACGTTCTCAGCATTGGCTACAGCACGGAGTCGTACAAGTACATCCTCGGTGTCAAGCGGTTGGAATACTCGAACTTGGCACCGGGATTGTAGCCATCGGCTGACTTTGCTTAGGTCGTTGCAGGTCAAGATGAAGTAGCCCTGCGCCCCTTCGATGACACCCTTGAGTGCTGATTGTGCGGCAGGTGTCAGTTGATCCGCTTCGTCTAAGAAGAAGAAGGTTTCATACTGACCAAGCCTTGTCTTAGGCGCAAGGTCTTGCTCAACGAACTCGATACCTCGCTGATGCTTGCTCGATGCATTGTATTGATGAATAACATAACCCAACTTCTTTGCTAAGATGTGAGCGAGACTGGTCTTCCCAGTTCCCGGCTCGGGAGAATAGAAGATATAGTGCTGTGGTTTTGCTTTGCCATCAATAATTTGTTGGAACTCATCACGCATAGAGTCCTGTCCAACAAACTCGGTTAGGTCGTTAGGTCTGTATTTTACTGCCCATACTTCACGCATACAATAAAATAACACACACCAGTATATAACGCCTACGATTTACGTTGGCACGTCAGACATTTAGTAGCCTGATCTGGCATAATGCGTGTACATCCACAGGACTTACATTGAACAGCGAGTTTCTTTTCCTTCGGAGTCATGATCGAGATAGGGCGAGTATGTATCAAATCACTAATCTCCTTGATTACTTCCCGATCAACATCGAATAACATATGAAAAGACTTCTCGCCATTTGTGGACTCAACCTTTTGCTTTCCAACAATAATTGTTTGTGGGTTCTTAGACATCAGTGCCGAGATACTATTTGGCGAAGGCACGTGTCGAACACCACGCCTATTGCTAAGATGAGCCGCTACTTCTTCACGAGTGCAAGGGCCATGCTCGAAGAGGATCTCAACGATGGCTCGTCGCTTGCGCTTGTTGTTATTATTACGACTCATTGATAAGACATATGCCCTATCCTTATAAGATACTCATTCATCCATGCTCAAGAACATAGATGCCTTTACCATGTACTCGCCTGTCTTATCATCAGTAACCCTAGCATAAATAGGAGCCGAATGTGTTTCGGGGTAGTACTCAGATACTTCGTAGTAGGCTAGCGGTAGTTGTATAAAAACAAACCAGAATAAAACGAACCAACCAATCAAGGCCATACCCCCATCTTTTGTTCGGGTGTGTACGGCCCACCACGTTGAGCGAGAACGTACACCCATGCGCTATCCTCGTCACTAGTGTTGAGATAATTCATTGGGATTTTGTAGCGTCGGTAGAGAACTGGGGCACCCTCAAGTCTATCCAGATCAGGTAATGCTTTCATATCTACTTCCCATACCTCACCATAGACGTAATTGTCATCCCTAATCATAGCCGGGAAAGGGCCAAGATCGATTAGGGCCCAGCCTTCATCAGTCTTTGCGTAATCTACAAACTCGGCATTATGCCTTAGCAATCTGCTGTGGTTTGCTTGTCCTTGTTTTAGTGTTCCATAAACGAACACCCTTGTTCTATCTGTTTTCATATCCATGTTGTCACATCCTTTTTTCGTTTTGGTAGGCCATCGGGTAGTTGCCCAATGTCCCGTAGGTTGTTGGACACTACATCGCCAGTGACGATGATGTCCATGTACCTGTCTGTTTGTCTAATACCAGTCGGCAGTATAAGACTGCTTCGCTTAGCCTTGCTAGGCCAAACGAAATTTCGCACTGGGCTCAAGCCGTATGCAATAACGGCATAGGAATAGGATTCAGGAAGGACATACTTGCACTTAGCAAGTAGTCGGCCAAGGCGCATATCATTGTTGTTGGCCTTGACAAAGGAGTTGGCTAATGCCAAAGGGACAGTAGTGAGCATTCGATGGGCTCGATCACGATCAGCCCAGCATAAGCCAGCACGTATTGATCTGGAGTAGTTAGGCTTGCTAACCCGGAGAGCCTGATCGATAATCACATTGTCTATATCATCACTGACTTTAGGTGGCGTATCGCATACAACGATAAGCCGATAAGAAACCAAGTGGTGCCAGTAAGAGATGTCGTTGCTCGTGAACTTGTCAGTGTGGAGAATATAGGTAGTATCGGGCGCAGTCGGAGTCATAGTCATTCGACCGTACATTGTCACGTAGTTGCCCGTCTTGTATTTGGTATCGTCACCAGTAAAAATAATCACACCCATGTAATCAACTCCGTTTCATTTGTCAGCAACCAATCATAGAACTGCGCCAGTTGATAAGCGTTGATGCCCCACGCCTCACGCAAAGATTTTGTCGTGACTTTGTAATGACCAAGATACCACTCATAAGTGTTCCTTTCGGCATTTATGTAGAGCCTCAGCCCCTGCTTAAACATCTCATATGCCATCGTTGCTACGTTCACTCAATCACCTCAAAATCACCGTCAATAACGTGGGAAGGTGCTTGAAGAGAAGCAAGGCGTAGTTGGATTTGATCAAGGTAAGTTGGTTCGGTTTGTAGGACTTCCACAAGGATGCCCATGACCGCATCGACCTTTCGATCAGCGAGTAACAATTGACTATCAACACCAATCTCCTTCTTCAACTGGCCTATCAACTTCAAGAACCCTTGACCTTGCGAGAGCAACTTTGTTGCGTCAGCAATCCATTCAGACGTTAAGCCCTCAGATTCCTTACGATACTCGAGTTCATCTACCCATGACACAAGTCGCTGTACCAGATCCTCAGCCACGCCGAGCGTACTGATTGACTCCTGTCGCATTCGTTCCATTTGCTGTGCCTCAATCGGATCATAGGACAAATGCTCGTCTATGTGGGTAATCACAGATCCACGTGGCCAGTTATGTTTAGTTTCCAAAAACGTAGGTGTCACCTTGTTGGTGTGCAACAGCATCTCAAAGTTGCGTCGATCTGGAGATTCACAGATGGGGCACTTCATTCACTCACCTCCATATGCTTGAGGATATGGGATATTACATCAATAGTCCAGCCGTTACCAATGGCCTTGTATCTACGTGTGTTACTTACTCCTTCTGTGTAGTTATCAGGAAGAGTTTGTAGTCGCTCGCACTCCAGTGGTGTGAGTTTTCGCCACGCTGTTTCACTTGTTGCTACCTTGGCTTCCCGGTGCCCACCCATACTCGTGGTAAGTGTTGGGCTTTTGCCGTCAATGTGGTACACTCTTTTCAAAGACTCTATTGCTTTCAGGTCGGCTGTACCTATGTGGCACAGTCCTCTTGGCGAAAGTACACCTACCCTTTGACTAAAGAATTCCTGCAAGTCCCCACCTCTAACATCCTCTATGTCCGTTTCAACGATGTCCTTTAGATAGATACCCTTGTCCTTCGGCTGGGTGATATTGGGAATGTTTGTCCAATATAATCTATCCCTGCTTTGTGCTGACAACAGACCTGAATTGATCAGGATAGGTTGCACTCCAAGTATGGTTGATATGGCATCTTGAATGTCCTTTCGCATCCTTACGTTTTCCAATAAGAAATACTTCGGCTTGTAGTGTTTCACAAGGTCTACAAAGTCAAAGAACAGACGGCTACGAGGGTCATCAAAGTTGAGCCTTTGGCCCGCCATGGAAAAACCTTGACAGGGAGATCCACCCATAATCAAATCGACATTTTCCAGATCCCAGTCACGCCAGTTGAGAATGTCACCCAACTGTATGTTGTCAGGATAGTTTTTATCAGCAATCTCAATGGCATACTTGTCTATCTCAGACGAGTAGTAGTTATCGAACTCGATACCTGCTCGCTCTAAAGCCAGTCGGCCACACGAGATACCATCAAAAGGCGCTACCACGTTCCGAATCTTCATTCCTCCACCCCCTCGACTGCTACCCATTCAAGCACTTTGTAGTGGTGGGCTCCGCTGTGAAACGAACCTTTGGTTGTGTCCTGTTGCCTGAATCTAGGATCACGCAAGAACTGTTGTGTCACCTGCTGTACACCAGTAGGCATAAAGCGGTGCTGAATTGCGCTTAGTAAGTGTTCGGCAGTACATGGTCCGTTTTCGAGCAGGTACTTGTATGCTAAGTTTTTCCATCTAATAATTGTTTTTTTACCCATATTTATTCCTCCGTAACTAAAATTTCTTGTTCTACTTGAGGGTAGCCGATCAGGACTGCTACACCCTTGCGACCACGACCCCCGCCTTTGCTTCGTTCCTCGCTGTACCATGCTTGGCCAACGAGATTATCCTCGACCCAACGCTTAGCACTTTGGTAGTCACCGTTTGTAATCATGCGGGCAACCTCCTTGAGCAGTGCGCTACGGCTAAGTTGCGTATTCCAAAACGCAGTTTTGATTAGTCGCAGGTCACTGTCCATCACGTTTCGACGCATAGCGAGACAACGATCAAGTATGGTCCTTAGTTGTTCAGTGAGAGGTACTTCGAGGACTTGACCGCCCTTGTAGTGTGGTTGCATGACAGCGTACCCCAACGCTAAGCGTCGGAACAAATCAGCCTCGTGGCTTCGCACCTCGGGCTGGAACAACCAGTTGTTGAAGTCATCTGAAAACTTGACACCAGTCGGTGGTTCATAGATAACTTCCATAGCACGTTCAGCGATGAATCGACGCATGAGTAGTAGCATTTCAGCAAGTTGGGCACGGTCCTCATTGGTCATGTTGGCTTGCTTAGCCTGTGCCATCTTGAACTGTGCCTCCTTCTTGGGATTCATCTCGATGTCGATGATAAAGAATCGACGGTCAAGACCTGACTCCATCTCGAAACGACCCGGCTGTGTGCCCGCCCATAGTGTGTATCGAGTAAGATACTCAACCCAACCGCTACGCATGACCTTCTTAACACGCCCGTTGTCAGTGGAGGTCAGCAGTTGATTGGTCATGTCCATGCTGTGGTCTTTTTTACCAGCGTCGATCAGGGAAGAGAATTCCTCAAAGCCGAGGAACCCACCACACATTTCACGTGCAAGTGGTCTGCCCACGATCTCGCCGTCTTCATTGACCGAACCAAACATACCAGCCTCGGTAATCGAGTTCGGACCTATGTCAGTCCTAAATGCCATACCCATACTCGCCATTGACGGATCGGACAGTATGCCTGTGCTTGGTGCTAAGAAGAGATTGATGAGTACTGACTTACCAGATCCCTTCATACCCCGCATCAGAATGTGAAGCCGGGTATCAGCAACGTGTGACATCGGTGTGTAGATTGGTCGGTTGTCATGACGCATGATGCAACTGTCGATAGCGAACGCTTCTTCGTTGTCATCAATAGGTACGTGAGGGCACAGCCCACACTTGTTCAGTCCGTTGAAGATGTGCGTTCCGATAGAACACAGGAACACAGGCACTTTATCCTCAACATCTATGAAGTGGTTCTTCTGAACATACTCCGTCATGGTGTCAAAGATATTCAACATAGTATCATCCCCATAGCATGTTGTTTGGTTGTGGTTCAGCGTCTTCGATGGCTTGTAGGAAGTCCGACTTAGCCTTCTTGTGCTTAGCGATCTGGTCGGTCAGTTCAATCACAGCCACATCGAAGAGTGCAGGGTCTGGTTGATACCCTCTAAAGTATTCCATCAAAGATGCCCCAGCATCAACGTCTATGGGCTCGTCTTTGTGTCCCACCACTACTATACTAGGCGCAACATAATGTTGCATTAGAGCCAACTTAGGGAACATCCACGTAGGTGGTGTGAGGAACAACCTCAAGTCACCCTTCTTCATACGCTTACCTTTGCCCCCTGTGGCACCAGTATATTTGGTAACAGCATCGGTCATAAGGTTGTAGTGGTAGATGTCTTCAGGATCGAGTATCGGGTACTCGTCAGACTCGAGAGCATCATGTAGTGTACTACTTGTGATGTACATACATTTGATTGAGTCGTTGACATTATCGCCAGTAGGATTCTTTAACCACTCTAGTAAGTCACGAACAACTGGGTATGTGTAAATCCAGTTGCCACGTGATTGATCTGGAGGGAAGAGAGAGGTAGTAGGCCAGCCTGTGACCCTAACCCATACAGACTTTGTGACTTTGTGTATGTATAGTTCCCAACCGATGTCATCCATGCTAGGTGCTGAGTTGAATCCGAGTTCCGCCAACAAGTGACTACTAACGTAGGCACTAGGTTTAGAATCACCGAAGATGCTTCTAAACAGAAGTGTTGGCGCATTACCGTATTCGTTTTCAGCAAAGACGACTACGTTCAGTAAGTCGTCAAAGTGCTTTGCTTGTACACCCTTGTTGGTGTAGATGTCTATTGTGTCGTGCTTGATTCGTTTCATATTATCACCATTTCGTATCGTCAGTATATCAAGGTATCTGAATTAATTTTATTCTTTCAATTTTCAGAACGCAAATAAATCCAATGCAGTACATCGATCAACGCTAATTAGTTTATTTCGTATAGGAGTTGTAAAGAATAATAATAGTAGTAGTAATACAGTATAGTAGTAAGACCGCTTACATTCAAACCCTTATGAAGAAATAAATTAATTCACCCGATCAGGGGCTCAGTCAATCGAATTATTTTCGTCTGAAACACTGAAAGAAATAAAATTAATTCACTCCATCAATGCATCCAACGTCGTCACATCAACCAAAATGTTGTACTGATCGACGTGGAAGATCAAGAATTCCTCCTTTGCTTGTCTCATTGCTTGTTCTAATTTCGCATACATGCTGGGCTCATCACCACTAAATTCTTCATGTTCATACCCATAAAAGAATGGTTTGAGATGGGTGTCTGGTATGACTTCCCTATCACCATAGTAAGTGGTACTCGAAGTACTACCGTTTTGCACGGTCACATTAACGCCCAAAGCCCGGACAAAATCAAACAGCATTGATAGCCTGTTGATTGTGAATGGTGCGTCATCTTCGCCCTCACGCAATTTGTGTAGTACAATATGCGGTCGTTGCACCAGTTGTCCAGTCAACATCGATCTGGAATAGGGCTGTGCCTGATCAAGATACAGGTCTTTCGTTCGTACAATTATCTTATGCTTCGTTCTTCTACTCATTTTTATTCCTCCATTGGTTATATTTGTCCACGTCTATTGTCCATACGGACACCTTACGGGCACCTGACGTGTTGGTGCGCTCATACCGACTGCTGTTTGTTGTGATACCCACAGGGCTCATGCCCTTGAGTACCGATCCAATACTGCTCATAGCAGGTAAGTGTCGGTAAAACTTACCTGAGTCGGCAAGATTGTTGTAAATCTCGACCGATGATAGACCATTGGGGTTTTGCCTGAGCATACCCACAATGGTTTCGAGCATACGCGTATTCATCTTACGCATGAAATTACCTCCTGATGAAAGGTGGGGCGGGAACACCATGAGATGTGTGCCAAGGAGGTGAAACAACAGAAAACAGAAACCGAGCCCAACAGGTTTAGTGTTCGGTATTCCCTGCCCCAGTTATACAATTTATCACTCCAGTACTTAATCATTCTTCTTCACCTCCAATGCCTATGCTGACTACACAATCTATACAGAAGGTACTGTGTGGCGAAACTCCCCACAACCCTTTGTGTTGATAGATAGTAGTCGGTTGCTTATCGAATACCAGATCGAATGCACGTGGGTTGTCGATGAATCGCTCAGACCCTTCGAGCATACCGATCAGGCGACACGAGTCACACTGAGCCATTGTAAACTGCCACAGGTAGCCCTTTGGCTTCTTTGATTTGTAGTATGCTTTACCTCGACTGTCCCTATTCAAGAGCCCACGCTCCTGAAATACCACGCTTGTGCATACACTTGGTACACCAAACATTCTGCTCCTTGTCGCTGGTCGTTTTTCCGATCAACTTATCACACTTCCAACATACCAAGTCGTTCAATCCAATCCCTCCCCGAGTTCAAGGTACAGTTCGGTCAGTAGGTCGGTGACTTCTCGAGAGTCGGCCAAGGCCAGAAACGATTCGACGAGATACATCATCACATCGTTATCACGGTTGGCTCGCCACCTCAAGAATCCCATCGGTGTTAGTTCGTGTCTTGCCATTATTTTTTCACTTATGTCTTGCATTTTTATTCCTCCTTAGCGGTCGGCACAGGTGTGCCTCCGGGCTGTTTGTTGGTAGGAGTATCACCCCTATATACCCATCGCCTCCAACACTTGTCGCATGAGCCCGGAAGTTTCAGCGAAGAAGGCACAGTTACCTTGTACAGCGATCAGGGTGTTGCTTAGAGCCCACCCCACATCACTTGCATGCGGGTTGTCCTTGTCGTTAGTACGTGACTCGTCGGTGTGAGTCATGAGCAGAACTTCGGCAGGGTCGGTGCGTAGTATGTGAGATTCAGTAGGTTTGTCTTCCAGCCAATGGTGTTTCATCCACTGGTACACTCCCTCCTTGCTTTTCATCTCAATCGGATTCGATTCGATAATCCACTCGTCAACCTCTTCCACATAGAAACAGGCGAAGACATATCCTTGAACAGACATATCAATCCCTCCTCCAAATCTGGAACAACTTGTCAGTCGATTCCGACCACTCAATCCCACTGGCATTCCATCCCTGATCGACGACGCTTTTACGCATGACACGTAGTCGCTTCGCCAGTTCACGCTTCGGTACTGAGCGTGACGTGAACACCACGTTGTAGACCATTCCCAGTCGCCCGTGCATGGTCATGAACTTGGCCTCAGCAGTCGCTTTCGATCCAAAAGTCCACATCATTTCAATTCCTCCCTGATTCGGTTGGCCTCTTTCATCAGATTCCGATACACCTTTTGGATTGACTGTCCTCGTGGGGCTTGTCGGCCAATCCACCAGTAGGCTTCGGCATACATGCTCCGTAGGTAGTCAATCTCAGCGATCAGGTAATCAACGATTTGCTTGGCGACTTCTTGATTGCGATACAGCGCATCGTAAAACTCCCCCTCAGCGTCACGGATTTGTTCTTCGGTCATCGGTTCGTGTTTGTCTTTTAGGTAATCTTCGTATTTTTTCATTTCAATTCCTCCTTGTTTGATGCTATGAGGTTGCCCTATTTATAGGTGCCGACCCCTTACCCGGAAGTGGTGCATCATTCCAGCCTCCGATAGTTCAGATCAAACGTGCGGTAATCTACCGCAAATGTTCGACCATTGTCACGCCTCGTCAAGATAACGTGGTGTGGTGTGACTCCATCGACATGCAACCGCACACCGAGAGCCAAGTGATATACTTCCCATCCACTCATAGCCATTCTAACACCCCCCATTGGTCAGCCATTGCGTCGGCTATCCCTTGAAATGTTTCACTTCGCAACTTCCATCGATCAGGCGACGGAGGCAGGTAGTGAAGCCTGTCCCGTTGTTTGGGTGGGAGAGCCATCGTCTCGGCCTCCAGATCGGTCACATGCTTTAGCAAGGGCAGTCCCTTGAGCCAAAAGCACGTAGACTTGCGCTCAAGATGTCCGAAGTGGTACGGCTGAACCTTTTGGTCAGCAGGTCGAATGAGTGAGGAAATCATCGAGACAGGGTTCTCAATGGCAATACGTGGTATCGGTGCATCCATGAGAGCCTGTACAAAGTCGATGGCCTCCTGTCGTTGTTGTAATCGGTTAGGGTAGTTGGGGTGTGGCCTACGGTCTTTGGTAGGTAGGTGCTTGTCATCTGGGTGATACAGCCACCGTGCCCCCGCTACTGTGAGGTAGGTACATGGTGGGTGAGCCACCATCAGATCCCATCCCTGCTCAAGCACATTAAGCACATCCCCTTGAATGTGATACGGTGAGTCATCATCAGCAGGTAGCAGGTCGCAAGACCACGCATCATGCCCCTTGGCTCGGAACGCTTCACGCACTTTGCCACTATACTCACAGGCTACCAGTACCCTCATTGTACCACCTCCACAGGGCCATGCCAATGCTCGCCCAGTAGGTTCAGTAGTCGCCACACGTAAAAGTCAGCGATGTCCTCAACATTAAGCACAATGGTTTTGATCGTCGTCATTGTCCCACCCCCCTGCGAAGGTCGGAAATTATTTCAGCCTGTTCAGACACCAAGCCCTGCTCAGATTCGAGTGCTTCAAGAGTCGCTTTGTACTCCCAGTCCACCTCGTCATAGGCCGTTTCAAGTTCCTGAATACGGTCTTCCAACATACCCTCACGTTCCTCAAGTTCCTTGATGTACTTGAGCCTGTCCTCAGACATGCGTTCCAAGAACTGTACCGAGTTATTCAGTTCGGAGATGAGGTCGCCACGCTTAGCGTACCCCATGCTCGCCTTGTTGAGTTGGTCGCTGAGTTCGTCGATTCGCTTGTAAGCACCCCACACGTCGTACAAGAACGATCTGGTCGAGGTGTCACAGAACAGGCGTAGTGCCTGCTCCATATCGTACACTTCCATGTCACGGAATCCGTTCATTGTAACACCTCCAGTGGTGTTTGCTTTTCAATCGCATTGAACGTCATCCAGTGCGACTCATAGAGCGATTGTCCACAGATAGGGCACTCGTCGTAGCCCCACAAGTAGAACGACTCGTGGCGTGGGTTCATGTGTACGAAGTATTGAATCCGGGCCTTGTCAGTTTCGATTCGACCCACATAAATTTCCTTGGGCTTGCCCTGCTCGCACCACATCGGCACACGGTCGTCGCCGTTGCGGAAGGTGTGGTACGATTCGCCGTTGTGGGCTTTCGTTCGCACCATAGGGTGCAGGTGTACGTTTGTAACCCGTGTTACTTTGCCCGTACCCCCGTGGGTATGTTTGGCGGTGTTCGTTCGAGTGGCTATGAGCCCCTCGCCTCGTGCTATGTTCGGTGTATGTCCTTTGTCCATGTCTATTCCTCCTTGTTGTTGTTTTCGGCGGGTGTTGTCCCGCCTGTTTGATGATAGGAGGTTGGGGTATATATATCCACCGACTCCCACATCTTGGTCAGTTCCTCGTGCTTATCACGGGCACTGTGGCGCATTTTTACATCGTCGCACCAGATCGCTATCCGCTTGAGTGCGTCAAACGCCTCTTGCATGAGCAATTCTTGATCGGATGGGCATGTGTGAAGTTCAAAATCGCACAGGCCGTTTTCAGGCACGTCGATCAGGTCTTCGTCGTTATTCATGATGCGTTCGCCACCACATCCTGTGCAGGTAATCGTCGTCATTTTACCACCTCCTCGATAGTAAAGAATCCACTCCATTCCTCAAGCAGTATCTTGAGTTCCGTTTCGTTGACTGGGTACTTCCAGTCAATCTTGTAGTGCTTCATTGTCCCACCTCCGATACAAAAGTTTGAATCGCACCTGAGAGTTCGATGGCGTAGTACTTGCCACATCCCTCGCATTCGACCTCTTCATAGACACTCCAATGTCCATCGCTGATTTCAGGGCTCCCCATGAGGTCATAGAAGTCATGGTCGCCTTCATGCTCGCAGTAGGGGCAGTAGATGTCGCTCATGCCATCACCTCCTCGTCAGGGGCAAAGTAGTCTACTTCTTCTCGTACCTCCACAGTATCAACCAAGCGGTGCATCTCAGCAATCTCAGCGTCGATAACACCCTCTTCATAGGCACTTTC